TGTATATATTGGATAAGTTATATTTTGTCTTCTAATATATTCGAATTTTCTTGTTTCTATTTCATAAACAACTTTATTAAAATATAAATAACTATTATTAGTATCAATAAATAATGCAGCAGTTCCATTATATTTATAAAAAAAATTAGTACATTCTTTACCGAAATCTTTATTAAAAATTTTTACAATTTTCATTGTATGATGTACACTAGTAAGTAATAAAACAATTTGATAATTCTTTAAGTTCCATCTTTCCCATATTCGTCTTTTCTTATAGATATCAATGTCTGCAATATATCGAAAATAATTATAGTTTCCTTTTATTTTTTCGATATATTTCGTGTCGAAATTCATATAAATTCCTCCAATATAGAATAACTATTAATTATTTCTTTTAATCCTTCATCTTTCACATCCTGTACAATATCAAAAATTTTTATAGGTTTATATACTTGCAAATAATCAATATTCATTACACGACCAGTCATATTGGCGAATATTTCGAAAAGCTTATCTTTAATATATAAATAAGATGTATCTTTATCAATAAAAATTACACCAATAGATTTATCAAGAGAAAAATTACCCTTAAAGTCAATATCATCATCAGAAACTTTAATAACTTTCATAATTCTATCCGGTTCATTATACAATAATACTATTTTATCTTCTTCATATCTCTCCCAAGTATCTTTTTTAATATAAATATGAATTAAAGTAGAATGCATAAAATAAGAAGCATATATTACCTTAAATTGTCCGATACAACTTAAATCCAGATTCATACCGTTTCCTCTTAAATCAAAATTCATACCAATTCCTCTAAAAGTTTATAACTATCTATAATATCTTTTATTTCTTTATCACATTTCCTTAATGATTGCATATATGATAAATATAAGCTATTATTTCTCCATGAAGGAATAATACAAGAACTATTTACAACTTCTAAGGTATATAATACATTAAACTCAGTAAAGAAAGCTTTACCACTATCAATAAAAATTAACGATTTATCATATTCAATAAGGTTTAATAGCTTTTTTTTAGTATTCTTTGCTATTTTTAACGGTAATGATAAATTATTAAAGATTAATATTATGTTCTCTAGGTTACAGCGTTCATATTTTTCTCTTTTTATATAAATATCAACAGGTGAAAAATATGTATAGCCATTTAAGTAATCTTCACTATCTAAGTCTTGAATACAATTTAACGAAAAATTTGTCATGTGCGGACGATACATTCATTTCACCTCATTCATCACAATATAACTATTAATTATATCATTTTCTTTTTCATTAAATGTTTTTATAATATTTCTTATATAAATATAATTTAAATATTCCATATCATCATTCTTATTTAACATATGTTTTAATAGCTTAAAATTCATTTTTTTAGGAAGGTTCATTAGATACATTAATAATAACGGTAAATCACCTTTACAATATTTTTCAATATCAGTTATCCAAATTTTCGTATATTCATAAACTTTCTTTTCATATCTTTTAGGTAAAGTAAACGCATAACCATCTGAAAAGAAATAAATATCTAGTTTATTATAAAGCAATATTGAGGCTAAATGATTCAAATAATAATTTGTATATTCTTCATTTTCAAAAACATATTTATATAATAAATTTGTAACTTTCTTCGATAATCCTTTTATAGGAATAAATGATGTAGATGATAAGTCACTTTCATTTATTCTTAATGTATCTAATACTTCATATTCATTATTCTGAATCGTTAACATTAATGATACACTTAAATATGGCCTCTTACGTAAAATTTTATTAAATACATATAATACAAATTGTGAAACTGCAAAATATATATATTCATAATCTTTTTCAGATATTAATACATCTGTAAATTTACTATCAACTGCATCATTTCTATCTATATGCATTCGCTCAAATTTTTCCATTAATGTTTCATATACATCCGCGAAGAATCTCCAAAAAGAATTAAAATCATAATCAAATACGTCTTCAAGTACATCTGCCTTCATATAATTCGTTTCATCAACGGCAAGTACTGTATTAAATTCATCTATTGCATTTTTTATTTCATATTTTTTTACTAATAACTTAAATAAATTTTCTACAAATTCTTCATTTAATTCTTCAGATGTCATATAATTCGAAATCGTATCTAACTTATTATATAACTCTTTATTACTTTTTTTCTTTTTCATTTGCTCCAAAAATATTTTATCTTCTTTTTCCAATAATTTACGTTCAATTTCTTCTACTTTTTCCGGAGAAAGAGTACTTAAGTATTTTTCGTAAGGGTCTTCAAAACGCATAAAATCACCTCAAATATAATTATATCGAGATTTCTCTTAATAGTAAACATCGTTATAAAGAATTTTATATAATATAAATAGAGAATAATTCATTCAGGAGAAATTTATGAAAAAGAAAGAAATATATAAAAAGAAATGGTATACAATTTATCGTATTCTTTCAAATTTATTTTCTGATAAATTTGAAGTTACTTATATAGGCGTAACAAGTAAATCATTGGAAGAACGTCTATATACTCATATCCATGACCCGCATTCACCTTTTTATAAGAAAACAAATTTAATAATAGAACCAATTACTAGTTTATATACGGATTTTATATCTGCTTGTAAATTAGAAAGATTATTTACTGAAGATTATCTTAAGAATAAATTTCCCTTACAAAATCAAAAATATGGAAATGTAGCTTCAAAAAAGTTACAAAAAGAAATAAATGAATCAATTTCTAAAGCCTTAAAAGGTAAACCATTTACAGAATCTCATAAACAACATTTAAAAGAAGCTACAAAAGGTAAAACCGGACACAAATTCGGAGCAAAATTATCTGAATCTCATAAGAAAAATATTTCAAAATCTCATATAGGTATTCCTATGCCGAAAAAGTCAAGAGAAGCTTTCATAGAATACAATAAAGATAGAAATAAACCAATTATTGATATGAATACAAAAATAAAATATAAAAACATAAAAGAAGCTTCAACAAAATTAAATATTCCTATAAAAGATATTAGGGATAACTTACATAATAGAAATATTAAATATAATTTTAAATTTTTGGAGGATTTATGAAAGGTTATGTTTATGGAATAATTACAGATATAAATGAAATAATTTATCCATCTTTAATTATGCAAGATGAATTTAATGACGAATGGGAAATCTGTTATATCGGTTCAACGATAAATTCTTTAGAACAACGACTGAAAGACCACATAAAAGATAAACGCTCAGCATTAAGAAAGCCTATAGATTATGCAAATATTTATGGAAAAACTCATTTCGATATCGTATTATTAGAAGAATTTGAAGGTACATTAAAAGAACTTCGTTATGAAGAATTCCTTATCGCAAAAGCATACTTAAAAACAAATCATTTATTAAATCATCGTATTGGCGATTATTGGACAGAAGAATCCATTCAGAATCAATTACTTTATTATAAAGAAAATCCTATGTCCGAAGAAAGGAAACAAAATATTTCTAAAGCATTAACGGGAAGAACATATCAAGGAAAACCAATGAAAGAATCAACAAAGAAAAAATTATCAAAAATAAATAAAGGTAAAAAACTATCTCAAGAAACAAAAGATAAAATATCTAATTCGTTAAAAGGAAGACAAGGACCTAATAAAGGTAAAAAATTTTCAGAAGAATGGAAAAAACATATAAGAGAATCCTGTAAAGGACACAAGTCTTCTAAAAAAACGATTCAAATGACTATTGAAATGAATAAAGATAGATATAAAAAAATTATTGAGTTAGATACAAATATTGTTTATAAAAACATTATGGAAGCAGCAAAAGAATTAAATATTAAATCTATTCAAATTCGTCATATGTTGCATCAAAGAAAAATTAATTTTTACAACGGATATAAATTTATGTTTTATGATGAATATTTAAGACATATAGAAGAACTTAAAAATGAGTGGATAATAAATGAAGGATAAAAATATGAAAGCGATAATATATGCAATACTTACCGATTTAACTGAAGTTATTTATTTTAAAGACGGAACGAAATACTTTAATACGAATATAAAAAATAAAGAAATACAAAGTCAATGGCAAATTTGCTATATCGGTTCAACAACAAAACCATTACAAGAAAGACTTTATGAACACTTTCATAATAAATTATCTGCATTAAGGAAACAAATAGACTTCGTAAAACTATTCGGTGAACAACATTTTAAAATTATAGAATTAGAAAAATTCTTCGGTACAAAAAAGCAACTCATAAAAAGAGAAGAAGAAATTACTTTAGAATACATGAAAGAATATAATCTTCTCAATAGAAAGTTCGGCAATAAAATATCTATAGCAACAAAACAAAATTTAAGTAAAGCATTAACTGGAATAATGGCAAATGAAAATCATCCATTTTATGGTAAACATCATTCAGAAAAAACAAAGAAAAAGATATCTAAAAAATTAAAAAATGTACCTTTTACAGAATCTCATAAGCAACACTTAAAAGAAGCCACAAAAGGTAAAACTGGTCATAAAGTCGGTGTTAAATTATCAGAATCTCATAAGAAAAATATTTCAAAATCGCATATAGGTATTCCTATGCCGAAGAAATCAAGGAAAGCTTTCATAGAATATAATAAAGATAGAAATAAACCAATTATTGATATGAATACAAATATTCAATATAAGAACATAAAAGACGCTTCTATAAAATTAAATATTCCTATAAAGGATATACGAGATAATCTTCATAATAGAAATACTAAATATAATTTTAAATTTTTGGAGGACTTATGAAAAGAGAAGAAGAACAAAAGAAAAGAGTTTATACAATTTATCGAATTTTAACAAATATATCAGAGTTAACTAATTCATCTATACCAACTGTTATTTATATAGGCGTTACGTCAACTAATTTATCTCGAAGATTATTAGAACATGCTTATAAGGGATTTATTCAACGTTATTTAGAAAAAAATCATATTACATATTCAATGGCTTTTGTACAAAATCATTTTCGAATAGAACCAATTACTATTTTATATACGGATTATATATCAGCTTGTAATTTAGAAAAATTATTTACTGAAGATTATATTAGAAATAATTTTCCCTTACAAAATCAAAAATATGGTAATGTTGCTTCAAAAAATTTACAAGAAAAAATTAATAAAAAATCTTCAATAAAATTACGCGGAAATAAAAATCAATCTTCTGGTTTATCTTCTATGCCACAATCTACAAGAGATAAAATTTCAAAAACATTAAAAGGAAATAAACTTTCTCAAAAAACGAAAGATAAAATATCTAATTCGTTAAAGGGTAGACAGGGACCCAACAAAGGTAAAAAATTATCTAAAGAATGGAAAAAACATATAAGTAAAGCGAGTAAGGGTAGAAAAGCATCTAAAAAAACTATTCAAATGACTATTGAAAGGAATAAGGATAGATGCCGAAAGATTATTGAATTAGATTCAAATATCGTTTATGAAAACATTATGATTACAGCAAAAGAATTAAATATTAAACCTATTCAAATTCGACATATGTTGCATGGTAGAAAAATTAATTTTTATAATGGATATACATTTATGTTTTATGATGAATATTTAAAATATATAGAAAAAGTTAAAAATAAATGGATAATAGAATAAATAAAAAATGATGATTTTCAAAGATGTATAATTTACTCAATGAAATATCATCATTTTTATTATTAATATACGTCAGAATATTGAATTGTTGCTTGTTCTGCTACGGTTATTGTTCCAACATTAAATGATTTACTATAGTTACTCAGCCAACAATCGATATATGTCTCGACATAGTAGTCAGATGCACTATCTCCTTGACCGGTTCTTCTAGTTTTTACCTGAATTTCAAGAGGTGTACGTTGGTCTTTTAATGTTTTAAATACCATTCGACTACTTACAAGCTTACCAGTTTCAATATTCGTATGTTTAGGAGTATCCCATTTTTCTCTTGTTGCACTTTTTTCTCTTAATCCTAAACTACCTAATTTATTCATTGGAATTGCATCTGTAGTTAAACCTAAAGCATTCCATAAATTAGATTCATACAATGCAATTCGGGAAACTTGCAACTGCCCACCATTTGTGTTTGACGGGACACTTTGCACTACACCTTCCCATCCAATAGCCTGTAATTTATTAATTGTTCTGCTTTCAGAAACACTGAAACTTTGAATCATACCAACAATTTGTTCATTTGCATAAATGAATATGTTGGTTGATGTCATTAATTTACTGTTTGAATCAGAATCCTTCGGATTTAAGTTGTTTTCTGCCGGTTTCGTTTTGTTTGCAGTATAACGATGTGTACTTAAAGAAGTATTTCGTTCAAACAAATGTGTCCATAATGGATCGCTTGCCATCTTTATTTCACCTCCTGAAAAATTAACCGTTTAATGTACTCTTCTCAACAACTGTACTAGAGAATACGTCAGCATACTGAATTGTTGCCTGTTCAGTAATCGTAATCGTATTCGCTGCAATTGTTTTACTATAACTACTCAGCCAGCAATCGATGTATGTCTCAACATAGTATGATGCATTTCCTTCATCTGGCATAACTGTTTTTGTTTTTATTTCTAATGGAACACGCTGGTCTTTTAATGTACGGAAAGGATTACCATAAGTATTATAATCTTTTACAGTTGCATCTTTTCTATCAGCAGCTAAACTATAACGTTGATTTTCTCTTTGAGTAAATTTACCAGTCGGTGTTAAACCGAGTGCATTCCATAAATTACTATTATATACCGCAAATCTACTAATGGAAATCTGGCCACCCTGGGTATTCCCAGGGACTGCCTGTACGACCCCTTCAGTACCTAGCTCTTGAACTTTAGTAATTGTTCGGCTTTCAGACGGGGACATACTTTGAACAAACCCAATACGCATATCATTGGAATAAACATTGATATTAGTTGTCGTTATCGCAAGATGTACGGGAACATCACCAATTTCACGTTGACCAGCGGCTCTATGTGTATTTAAGAACTTATTCGATTTTGAATCAAATGCTCTTGTATTCGTTATCAAAGCCATATTCGTTTTCACCTCTCAAGAATATTAATACGAAATACATTAGTTTCTTAATTTATTGGAGTTGCATAAATAAATATACAACTCCTTATCATTAAGCAGAAGCTTCGGAGAAACCGAATGTAATATTGATGTAATTTAATGGATATACTGCTTCAATCTTGAAATTAACATTTATCTGACGTGGGTCAGTTGTATCTCTTGCAACAGACAAATCAGAATATCCCATAATAATTTCTTGATTTGTAAACTGGCTAAGAATATTCGTAATTGTATATTCTACATCAGAAATTACACCAGTAGTATTTTTACGACCTACATAAATTCTTCCGCATGTAGAACGACATTCATCAATTACATAATCCTTAATCTGAATAAGGGTAATTTCACAAGTATTAACTTCATCAGGTGCGGTAGTCAAACCATGACGAATTCGAATATTCGTACCATCATTTGTTAAAATACAAGCACCAGAATTTGCCATAAGATTCATTTCAGAATCCATATATGTATCTGGCAAATAACTAAATCCATTAATAGTCTTGCGAGTTAATGGTTCCGCCGGGTCATTGAATAAACCTACAGAAGCTACAGCAACAGCCAAATAACAACCTGGTAAAATTCTATCTTTTGCTTTACCCGTATTCGGATTTGCAACGGATTTTACAACACGTCCAGGAACAACATAAACTACACGTTCATCATAGAAACCTTGACAAGTTTCAATAATACCGATAGTTCTGTCATTGGCTTTTGCATATTTACTCATTTTCTGCCCTGGATAAGCAGCTAAATACGTCATACGTTCTTTACCCATTTCATAAGAACTCATTAAATCAACATGATTCTTACAATAGGTACCGACTGCAGTGGAAGTTGTAAGAGGTACAACAGTCTGAACATTGGAAACCATCGGTAAAGGACGTTTTAATTTATCGATAGCATCACAGAAATCTGCGTCAGAAGCACCTTTTGCTTGTACACAAATAATCTGGTTTAAACCATTGCTGAATGCAATTTCTGCACCTAAGCTGAGTGAATTGGTAACAATACCGGAAGCAGTAACTTCATAATTACCATATTCAGCAACAACATCACGATAATCACTGAAGTATTGTGCATCATAACCTTCCTCATCTTTACGATATTTATAAGTAACGTAGAAAGAATCTCCTTCACCAGGAATACCTTCATTTAATTCGCGTGCTTCCGTCTTTACGATAAGAACATCATTATCATTTGCAGCATATTGCAAATCTTTAAGAATGATTTCTACACCAGGAATAATATCGTAAATTTCATCCCCTTCAATCCATTCTGCAGTAGCAGTTGGATTTGCAGCATCCGGATATATTAATGTTTCAGTCATTACTCCGTAATCGTCCTCTTCAAGTTTAAATACTTGGAAAGATGCAGCTGCACCAGAAATAATTTTAACTTCATATGTACCATCTACAACACTGGCTGGATTAATTACTTCAATAGATTCAACGGAATCTTTTAATCCAATTACAGAAGTAGCAGTATCAATTGTTGCAGTTGGTTCTTTTTCTGTTTTTGCAGCAGTAGTTTGTAATACAAAATAATCACCAGCTGCGATTAAGTTTTCATCAGATTCAGCATCTATATCAGACGGACGTTTAAAAGTAGAAGTAATTTTTAATAAAACGCCTGGAATAGCGGTATTATATTCATCACCAACAACATATTCGCCAACGACATCATTAGTTGTTTTATTAACGATACGATAACAACCAGCTTCTTCAGCAGCATAAGTAACTTCGATAGCCCATAATCCATCTTCAACGAAATAGTTATTTGCAGAATCAATCTGATAAGTTGCACGGCTATAGAAAGCACGAGAACCTTCATTAATGAATGGGTCAGTATCTACTTTTACTAAATCAATTTTAGGTTCACTATTTGGAATAGTTTTCCAAACGATTTTATTACCGTCTTTTAATTCATAATCTACGCCTTCTGTATAGATTACATTGTCAGGATTAGAATTTCCTTCATAAACGGCTTTTGAAGAAACGGACTGAACTTCGAATACATTTTCATTGAAAAGCATATCGTAAATTCGGTCTTTGTTTTTATCGTGGCCTTCATTTGTTACTTGAAACCAGTTATTGCCAGTTCCGACTAATGCTAATATCCGTGCAGAACCGACTGATGTTACGCTTGAAGCACTGTGGATAAAGCGAGCGTACGCTCCAGGTGGCATGTAAGGCATGTTCTCTCTCCTCCATTTCTTTAATATTTCTCTATTCTTTTAGAGATACTATATAATGTTTTATTAATTCAATATAATAGAGTAATTTTTTTCATTTCTTTACTAGACGAAAAATTTATGAACATACAATTAACAAACTCCCTCTTTTCTTCATTTAAATTTTGCATCTTTTATAAAAATGAAAAGTCGATATGATTATTCTTTTAAATTTATTGGAAATTACTCTTCTAGTTCAAAAATAAAATTTCTAGCATATATAATAATAAATGTACTTTTCTCTATTTTATATCAAAATCTTTATTTTATATTAAAAAACAAAAATGGATATAAAAATATAAATAAAAAATGTGTATTATATAAATGTAAGTAAAAAATAAGTTAGAAAGGATAATGTATATGGAGACGAATTATATACCAGGTGAACCAATTATTGAAGACGCTCCTTATAATGATTTTAATGCTATCGTTTTAGGAATGTTTTGTAATGATAATCGGTTAACTCAAAAAGAAGACGACGAATTTCATTGTATTTTTATAAAAACGATAAAAAATACAAATAAAGATACTAATATGATTATTAAAACTGCTAATGGTTTTGAATTAACCGAGCAGCAAAAGAAGAAAGTCTTAAAAACTGTTGTCGCCGATAAAAGGAAAGGATTAGGTAAAATTTTAAGTGAATATGATTATACTACAGCCGATATGTATATTCATTTTTCTTTAAAAATTTTTGCATTCGTTAATAATACGAGTGAACAAAACAAACAAGAACTTCTTGCATATAATTATTTTAATGATTTGGGAGAAAATTTATTAAATTCTCGTATTGGCGGTAAAAATACTTCAGCTTATAATAAAAAGATAAGTAAAACGAGTTCAAAGAAAGTTGCTATTAAAAATATTACGACTGGAGAAGTTTTCGAATCTATAAAAGAAGCAGAACAACAATATCAAACGAATCATATCGCTGATGTATTAGCTGGTAAGCGAACTTATGCAGCTAATTGTCAATGGGATTATGTTGATATGCAAAATAAAACTTGTACATCAACTAAAAAATTTGATATAGAGCAAAGACAAGCCGATACAAATAAAGCAATTCGATGTATTGAAACGGATAAAGTTTTTCAAAACATACGAGAAGCAAATGAATTTTTAGGTTGTAAGAAAAGCCATATTTCTACTGTACTTCTTGGAGATGTACCTACAAGTAATGGATATCATTGGGAATATGCAGATGAACAAGGATTAAGTAAATCACGTGAACATTATAATATGTGCAAAATCGGATATAAAGAAGGTACGAGTCCAGTACTTAATATTGATGAGAATATTGCTTATCCATCAGTTTCTTTTGCAGCAGAACAAAATTTTTTAAATAAAACAAAAATTAGTCAAAATTGTTTGGGCAGGCAACAATGTACAATAAATAAATATAATATTGTTTCGCATTGGAAGTATATTTCGAAAGATGAATATATTGAATATGTAAAAAATGGGAAAGCTGACTATCAATCATTAATAAAAAATAAATAAAAAATATAATAAAGCTAATTAATTCTAAATAGTTAAAAGAAAAAATATCTTTTAACTATTTATTTTTATTCATATTCATGATATAATTATATAAGGTGGTGAAAAAATGAATATTTTAAAATTATTTAATATCTCAAAAAGTGAACAAGAAATCATTAATTCTTTTCAAAAAAGTATAGAATATAATTACGATTATAGGAATAACCCAACAGAAGAAAAATTAGATGAAATTATTCAAAATATGAATAATAATATCAATAATATGATTTCTATTTGTAAGAATGAAAAACTTATCAATGAATATAAATCATTTATAAATGAAAAAATTGAAAATAAACAACTCATTTATAATAAATTAATCTTTTTTGAAAAGAAATTTTTAACAGAAACAAAAATTGTATATAAACTTTGTCCAACTATGATAATGCAAAATATACAAAAATTATTAAAATCTTTTACAATCTATCTGTTAATAAATTTAGTTCTTATATTACCTCTTTTATATTTTTTTAATATGAAAATTCATGTATCATTTTGGATAACTACGGTTATTTTATTCTTTATTCCTACAGAATTAGTAAATATACATTTTCTTATATCAAATATAAAGTTGTTAATAGAATTACATAAGGAAGTTTAAAAAGACACTTTCTTTCTTAAATTTATATAAGAAGTTTTTTTATTCTTATATTGGAAAAATTTTAAGAAAGGAAGTGATTTTTTATGAAGCAATTAGGCGGACTTCGAAGAGCGAAAGACGTAATTTTACATTATATCAATATGTATTTACATAATAAAGATAATTATGCACATTTAATGCCTAAAGAATTACCGGCTGATGCATTTGAACATATTATTGTATATGATACAAATCCAGAATCTTTAAGACAATTTCCAATGGTTGTTATTTCTGCTAGTTCTGGTAAATATCAAACTGCAGGGCTTGCAGATGTTGGACATGAATTATATGATAATTATGGTAATGAAATAGGAATTATGTATTGCGGTATATTAAACTTTACTTTATCTATAGAAGTCGGTACAAGAACACCTTTAGAAAGAGAAGTATTAGTTGATATTATTTCGTCCGCAATGAGATTCGATATTCGACGAAAATTAGAACATCATAATTATCTAATATATGATGCGAGTATTGGAGGAGAAAATAGAATAAATTATACATCTCAATTCATTTATACAACAGAATTAACATTCCAAGTTTGGAGTGAGTGGTATGATACATTCTATTATAATAAAATTGATTCTGTTAAACTTCCTAAAAATATTTATAGCGTAACGAATAAGGGAATAGAAGATACTGGAAAAGAATATAATCGTGTACTTAGAATGAAAGGAATGGCAGAAGGAACAACAGCAAACAGAGTATATACACAGCCTAGTTCGAAACATACAAGGAAGGACGACTCAAGAAAATATACAAAAGATGATATTGAAAATATTTAATAAAAAGAGGGGGAAGTTAAAACCCTCTTTTCTTCTTTACATATTCTTTTATTTCATCTATTGTTAAATATCTGAAATGATTACCTAATACTGATTTATCCTTTCCTTCACAACAACTTCGAATATGTCCGCCATTTTTTGCTGAAGGATTTATATATCGCATAGCCTCTAAAGTAGATTCAAAGATTAATCCACTTTCTATATGGAATATATATTGTTTTTGTAAAATTTTATATAAGGATAAGCAATCAAAAGAAAACCTATTATTAGGATTTTCTTCATATAATTTTATTTCTTCTGTTGTAAGATATCTAAAATGATTTCCCAATACAGAAGAAATTTTACCTTGACAACAAGCGGCTACATTGCTACCATTTTTTGCATTTTTATTAATAGATTTTATTGCAGCGAATTCTGAATTATAAACATGCATTTCATCCATATGTAAAATATATTTATTAGGACCTTTTGATAAAATATATTCTTTACAATCTTTATGTTGAATTATAGTAATTATTTTCATATTAAATAATGATTTTGAACGATTATTAATAAAATTATTAACCGCACCTTTTGTGCAACCTAAATATTCTGCGAACTCTCTCATAGAAAAAAATTGAAGATTATCTATAGTAAAAATAATTTTCATTCTTTTTGATTTAGATATACGTTCATTTATTTTTGATTCTTTTAATCTTTTTAAATGATAAATTGGTTTATTATTATATGATATATAGTCGACGATATATAAATGGCTTTCTTTAGTTCTACCATTTATTAAATCGACTAAAGAACTTTTATTTATATTTAATGCTTTACTTGCAATTAAAGCAGATTTATAAATTGTTCCATTAATTTCTATTTTATATGGTGAATTTTGAATAGACATTTGAAGCTTCAATTCTTCTGTTTGTTTATTACCATTTATTTTATTTAGTAATTTATAAGTTTTTGCAAAGTCTATTGAAATTTCTTCTTCCATTTTATGGGCATCTCTTTCGGTTGCAAATGTTGAAATTAATTCTTGAATTTTAAAATGTTCTTTTCCATATTTTTTTATAAATGGATATAAAGAACGTTTTCCGGCAACATGGCATTTAAATCGTTGAAGTAAAGTTTTACAAGTACAACCAATATAAATCGGTATAAAATTTGCTAATTGTAAACCTAATGTTAAATCAATATCTGATTCTATTTTATAAATCCGATATAATCTTTTTTCATTCATATTTCTTTTCATTTTTTAATTTATCTCCCTTTAATATTTTATAATTCTATATGCAAAATAATTGCAAAAACCAAATATTAAGTTTGCGAAACATTGTAATAAAATACAAATTGCAATATCTATTTTAAAAAATATTGTAATTGATGAGTCTATTATGCAAGCTGTTAAATTAATTGCTTTTTATAAACTATTCCATTTTGTAAATATTCATAAAATTTTCCTCAAAAATTATACATTATATTCCCTTTCTAAATATATTTTACATAAAAATCTATTCATATTTAAGAAATATATTTAAATTTTATGAGGTAAAAATTATGATAAAAAGATTGATTAAACGTGCATCTTATAATGATGATGATATAGAAGCCATTGATTTTCTTAAAGAACATATAAATGAATTTTTAGATTTTGCAAATACATACATTGAAGAATTTTATAAAGATTTATTTGATGATAATGAAGATGAATGGCTTAAAAAAGAAGATAATTATGGATATATTATTCCTATGACTGATGAAGAAATTTCAGATAAGGTTGAAAGTCGTTTAGAAAATAATGATCTTATTGGCGGATTTTTATTTGCAATAATGGATTTTTTTGAAGAACATAATATTACTTTTCATCAAACTGACCGAGGTTGGCAATTATTAAATAAATATATCAAAGGACCTTTTATGAATGTAATGAAAGAAAAAACAATTCCTAAACTTATTAAATATGTTCATGCGAGATTTGAAGGATTTTAAAAAAATTTTTAATAAGTTATTCTATTTATCTTAAATAATTTTTATTTTAAAAATGTAAATAAGTTTTTTGAAAGGAAATGATAAAATGCTAGGTGCATATACAATTTTTAATATTGATAAGCTTCCGCAGAAAGTGGCAACCGGTTTTTATAAGGCTATGGAAGGATATGTAGGTTCTGAACTGACCCCAATGATTTATGTTGGTGCTCAGGTCGTTTCAAAGAGCACCAACCATATGATTCTCTGCGATCAGTTGACAATGACAAATCCGATTAGTCGCCACTGTGTTAAGCTAGTTCTTAATGAAGAAGGAACTGAATGGTCAATTTCTTCTATTGAATTAATTGCTTAAATTATTATAAAATTTTTATATAATTTATATTTTTAATTTGTGTTCATTTATTTTTCGTTAATCGACTAAAATCATATATCACTTCTTATTTTTATTTTTAAGAAAAGCCTAGCATAAAAAACTAGGCTTTTTTCTTTTAATAACATAATTTTAATGTAACACGTCGTATATTATATCTAGCGTCATTTGGTTCTAAATATCGTGCCTTAAATTCTTGATGAAAATTATAATTATCAGCAGAATTTATATAAGATGCGGTTACTTCTAATATACTTCCATCTGGCGTATATAGAATATCAAAATTTCTAATTCTAGTAGGTGTAATAGTCCAACAGTTAATCGAATTTTGATATTCTAAATTTTCTACAGATTGGGAAACGGTACTTTCACTATTTCCCAATCGTACATATAAAGCGAATTGTGGTTCATAACCATTTACAAATCCTGTACCAAAGCACTTTGGACACATAGAATTGCTTGCTCTCCCCCTTAATTCATCATAACAGTCAGGACAATGTTCGCCCTCCCACTTCCTTGTATATAAGTCACAAATTACACCAGTATTTTTTAATAACCATAAATTTCTTTCATTTATCTTTTTAAACCATCTATTTTGTGTAGTCGGTTGATATTGTACTGGAAGACTTCTCCTACCCTCTATTCCATTACATACAGAAGAAACTTTGTACCAATATTGATTATATAATGCTGGATGTTTTTCTTGAACATCTATAAATGAATTATCAGATATAGGTTCTTTTGTTATACGATAAAAAACACCATTATTTGCGGTTCCTCTATATACATGATATTTTACATCTACTAAAGCTAAATGTAATTTATCCCAAGTAATTACTACTTCATTTTTTACTCTTGTTTGTAATACATGAATATTATTCGGCGGAGGTAATTGTTGCGTAAACGAAGATACATCAAAATTCATATTCATCACCTCATGTTTCATCGGCATTGCCTATTTTAAGATTATATTTTAAGTTTAATTGATTCATAAATCCTTGGTTATCATCTAAAACAATATTTTCGAATACTTGAATAGATTGTCTTGGCCCTTTTACTTTAACTGTATATGTTCCTTTCGGTAAGAAGAAACCATACTTGCCATCTTTTTTTATTTTTATATAAGCAAATAACTCTGTTCCTTGTGAAATAATTAAAACAGAATTAATAGCTGGATTACGATATTCGTCTAATAATAATCCATGAATATATAATTCATCAGTACCATGAAATTTAAGAATATCTTCATATCTTGATTGAATTAATCCATAATTATAAGTTTTATAATATTCATTAACTCCGTTATCAACATGTAAACGATAAACTTGTTTAGGAGATGTACCTCCTCCTATTCTAACAATATAATCTCCATCTTCTAAACAAGCAGTATAATAACCATTCATATCTGTATCTGTTATTTCTACTACAGTATTTAATGATGATTCTGTAACAACTTGATAAGGATTTGTAAGCATATCATCTTTAATAAAAGAAATTCTTACATTACAAAGAGGATAAACTTTATCATGATACGTTTGTGTTAAATATCCAGAAGTAAGTGTTTGTTTATTACCAATTATATTCATTTTGAATTTTGAATTTTTAGGAGTACGCATTAGACAAGGTAATCTCCAAGTAACTTTACCTCCGCGATGAGTAAATTCTCCCGTTGAATCTTTATAAAGCAAAATAAATCACCTCTTTAATATTCATAAGAGAATGCTAAATAGAATTGATAATTTTTATTATCGACTAAAACAGTATTCTTAGGAATGATTAATTTTGTTTGAATTGTACAATGGTCTCCACAGCCATATAAAATATTCTTATTTTCTGGATGAATAGTTCCATGAAAATCAGGTAAATAGCCTGTTGGAGGTATTTTTTTAAATGGAGCTTTTAAATCTGTTGTAATACATCTTCCATAAACGAATCCGCCTAATCGGTATAAACTCATTGAATTATCATATGGAATAATAGAAAGATTACAATTTATTGCATTTTCACAATAATAATCATACATTCCACTATTAAAAGAATCTTCGTTGTTCCAAATTTCTGTTTCTAATACATATGAGCTTTCTCCGCCGAGATTAGACAAGCAATAACCATAATAAAGAATGGATTCGTCATATTCCGACCAGTCGGTCAGTATCTCTCCAGTTGCATTATCAAGAATCCTATTGTAAATTGTAATTAATGGTGCATTCATATATTTCACCTCGAATCTTAAAAATTTATCTTTCTATTTTATGAATAGATTATTTTTTCATTTCTAAACTAGGAATAAAATAAAATAGAGGACAATTAAGTCCTCTATTTTTAATCATTAAATTTTACAGGATTATCACTTAAATTTCCTTCGCCAAGATAGGGATTATCTTTCATAAATTCAGTAATAAACCTAAATCTAATTTCGCCAATATTATCTTCATCCTTCACTTGAATTACAATGAAATATTTATTTTCACCATATTCTATAGCCGGTTCAATAAATACGTCGTCTTTTTTATCAAGTTTAAATTTAAAAATAATAGTAAAATCATAATCTTTCACTTTATCTAATTGATTAAATTGATGATATTCCCATATATCAAAATTATCATTCATTGGAACGCCCCAAATTGCATGCTGAAAATAAGGAAGATACGTCATCACTTCTTTACTATAACCTTCAAGAAAAAATGAACCAAAGGATTTCTTACCTCTTGCCAATTTTATAATTTCACGGCCGATATTTCTACTCTTTTTTTCAATATATTTTATTGATTCATTCGTAACAGAAATCATTTTATTATCCTCCTTAATTTATTTAAATGCTTTATTTCATTTCTTTTAAAAGTTTATTTAATTCTATTTCGGCATTTTCTTTCGTTAATTTGTATTGTTTTCCAACCCATAGCTAATGATATGTTCTCATTTATATCATAACGAGATTTTAAAGCATTCATTATAGTAAAAGGAAATTTATCAGTTCCCTATTTTTATTCTACTTTACTTATAGCATTCCCATTTTCGTCAACTTCACAACTAAGGAAAACTGTTCTATATAATAAAATTAAAAAATAGAGACTTAATTGCCTCTATTTTTAATCATTAAATTTTACCGGATTATCGCTTAGATTTCCTTCGCCAAGATATGGATTATCTTCCATAAAATGAAAGAAACAGCTACGAATATCTCCAATATTATTTTCGTCTTTTGCTTGAATTACAACAAAATATTTATTTTCGCCATATTCTTTTGCAGGTTCAATAAATATATCATTCTTTTTACCAAGATTAAACTTAAAAATAATAGCAAAATCATAATCTTTTACTTTATCTAATTGATTAAATTGATGATATTCCCATGTATCAAAATTATCATTCATAGGAACGCCCCAAATTGCATGCTGAAAATAAGGAAGATAAGTCATTACTTCTTTACTATAACCTTCAAGGAAAAATGAACCAAAAGATTTCTTACCTCTTGCTAATTGTATAATTTTTCTACCAACATTCCGAGAAATTTTATTTAATTGTTCTTTATCTTTAAGAGTAAAATTACGCATTTTCATGTCCTTTCTAACGTATTTAATACATCTTGTATAAATCGACCACACATTATAACTTTTATTGTAGGACTAATAGTAAATTTTTCTTCTACAGCAGTTTTTGCAATAAATGGAAATGTATCAGCACCGGGTTTTATTTTTACTTTGCTAATAGCATTCCCATTTTCATCAACCTCACAATATAAGAATAAATTTTTATATTGTGTATTCTTATTTGTTGGTGTTTGAAATGAATGTTGCTCAATATAATAATATTGAACATTTTTATCATCTTTATAATAACCGAAATCACCTTCTACGCCTTGCCCTTCACCAGTCATTCTAAATCTTATCCATTTCGTTTTATCAAATAAGCTTTTATCGTATTCTTTAATAATTCTATCTGATTCAGATTTAGGAATTGTATAATTATTACCTGGTGCATTCGCGAATCGTCTAATTTTTATATTTTCGTTCATTATTTATTACCTCTTTTTTATATTATATCATAATTTATCTAATAAGTAAATATAAATTTTGAAAAGTAGCAAAAATTATTCTGCTACTTTCATATAATAATATTTAATTAAATCTATAGGAATAATTCTTGTACAAATCGCAATAGATAATAAACCATTTCGTGTTTCAATCCATGGCTTTTCTTGCTGTACTAAAAATTCTAATTGTTCACCTGTAAAACATCCATAATGTTGAAGTACATCATCGACTAAGCATTTTAATGATGGAATTAAATCTTGCGCTTTTACAGAATCTTTTAAGAAGAAAGGTATATCACCATCAAATTCAAACTTATCCATATCGACTTCTTTAGAAAAATGAAGTTTAGAATAATTCTTTATAAATTCATTCTTTTCAAATTCATAAAATGACCTATATAAATTTGATAAACAAGGTCCTGATGACCAAGCTTCGAATGGTGAATAAAATAATGGTACTTGATATTTTTCATCGAATCTTAATGCATAATAAAATGCATTTATATAATACAATAATGGTTGAAGTTTTCTATAAGTTAATGCTCTATCAGTATATAAATCTATAGAACATTTATTTGCCATATATTTTAGAACTGGTAATAGCTGGTCTCCATTTATACTATCCATAAAAATCCCTTTCTTTCGTATTATCTACGCATTTTGCAGCAAGTTTTTCTGAATAGTTTTTACATAAATCTTTTAAATAGATATCTTTTATTTCATTTACTTTTAATTTCTTTTCTAAATAGTTTAATGTAAAAAAGAAATAATCTGAAACAGAAAATTCAGCAAATTCATTTTGCATGTATAAATTATAAATTTCTTTTGTATATAATTCGAAGTTATTAAGTATTTTTTGATATTCTTCTTTATAAGAATTTATTTCAGGAATATTTGGTAAATTCATAAAAATCCCTTTCAATCGTACATCCGATGTAATCCTATATTCTTTAAAATCATATCATAAGCATGACCTGGTTTATCATCACAAATATAAACTTGACCATCAAAATGTTTATAGTTCGTTCCGCACCGTGGACAAATTAAGAAGCCTTCGATAGATTCTAAACCATTATTACCACACATAGGACATCTATCAAAACGAACATCTGCACTATCTAATTTATTTAATGGTATCATAGGAGAACTTGCCATCATCGCAGGTACATGTATTGAATCAATTATAGATTTATCTACATGCGGTTGCATATTTAAAATTTTCATATCAACATCATATTTAGGATTAAAATCAAATCCAGGATTATATGTTGTCATTCCGTTCGCATTTAATTTACGAAGTCTACTTTTCATTATTATCACCTTCTAATAGAAAAATAGACTTCGTAGCAAATTCTAAAGTGGGTTATTCAACTGTAAGAAATAAAGTTTTAAATAATTTCGGCTCACAAGGATATAATTTGCCATCTTTATCTTTAATGATGAAATAACCTACAGGAACATGGACATAATTCTTATTTTGCTGTATATAAAGTTCATAAGGAACTTCTTTATCAAAAACGATTTCATCTTTTTTTAATGCATCTATTGCCCAATTCGGCACGTAGTATTCACCAGTACTATCCATTAAATCGCCATCGAATTGAAAAGCATCAACAACAGTATTTTTTATTACATACTTCATTTTTATCGTCCTTTCTGAAAATAAATCTTTCTCCATTTATATTATATTCTTTTTATAGAAACGGTTTTAACAGAAATGAGGTGAATGAAAAATGTCAAATTATATTTTAGGTATTGATGTCTCAGAAAATAATGGTGAATATATTGATTGGGATGCGGTAGTTGACCGTGGTGTAAAATTTGTAGTTGTACGTTCTTCGTATGGATTACATAGTGTAGACGAAATGTTTAAAGAAAATGTAATCAATGCTCAAAATCATGGTTTATTAGTTGATGCATATCATTATTCTTACGCATTAGATGAAGAAGATGCAATTCAAGAAGCACGAAATGCAAAAGAATATATAACAGAGTGTGGAGTCGGAATAGGTAGATTAATAATAGATTTTGAAGACGCGGACGGTTATAAAGAACGACATGGATTTAATTTTACTGTAAATAATTGTACAAATATTTGTAAAGCTTTCTTAGACGAATTAGGCAATTGGAATAAAGGATTATACGCTTCATATTCATATCTTTTGAATCTTCTTGATTGGGAAAGTTTGAATTGTCCCATTTGGAATGCACAATGGATGCCTGGATATGACCCTGAACCAGATACAGATTATGATGATATTAAAGGACTAATGTGGCAGTTTACGGATAAACTTGATATTGGTGGACAATTATTTGACGGAAATATAAAATATATTCAATAATCTATAAATTAAAAATATTTAACAAACTATGTACATCTCCTTTATTTTTTGATATAATTAAAAAATAGGGGAGGTGTTTCTTTATGCAAATACGAGTTTTTATTTTAGATAAGAAAAATGAATTCGTAGAAACATTCGATGAACAATTAATTAATGAACCTATTGAAAAAATAAAAAAATTAGAATTATCACCGGCAAATGAAATAATTGAATCATTTAAGAAAAGTGATTATCCAAGAAGTGAACAAAAAGTTTTAAGATGGACAGTTTTATATAAGAATCATATCGTTACAGTTTCTTGTGATATTGCATTGATTTATTGGTTAAAATCTAATGAAGAAATTTCTTATAAGATTAGACAATATACATTCGAGAATATTTCTTTTAAGATAGACGGGAATAGAATTATTCCTGAGAATAAATGTAAAAATATTCCTATTATAGTCGGAAAAGCTGCAATAGAATACTTATCATTAGAAACAAAAAATATTTATGATATTACACCTAACTTAACATATAATGAAAAATTATTTTCTAATGGACGCACACTCATAGATGCTTTCTTTAAGTATCCTATTGATATAAATCTTTGGTTTATAATAAAATTCGCATATTCTAGTCATAGAGTTCATTTTTCTGATTTGTTTTATTTAAAAGATAAAGATATATTCGGTCAAATATGTGAACGAATACATTTAGAAAAGACTAACTGGCTAAAAGCAAATTATGAAGCGAATCCTTTTTCAATTATTCTTATAAAGAGACTAAATGAATTAGGGATAGAAAAAAGAGAAAATCTTGAAAAGTTTTTTAATTTAACTACTTGGAACGGGAAAGATTTGATAAAAGAATCTTATATAAGTGACTTAAGTATAACCTTTTCGAAGTTTTCACCAAATATTTATTCAACAGATTACTTATATAAGCGAATGTTTGAAAATCCTGAAGAATGTATTAGTATGTTTACAATTCAATATAATCCCTTACCAAATGATAATTTATTCTATTGTAATTACATTAAATATTATCATGGCGAAGACATCTTAGCAGATAGACTACTTTATATGCAATTAAATTGGGATGAAGTATATTCTAATCTTATGTTTTTATTGGTTCGTAATTTTCATATCATTTCTGAAAATATTCGTAATAGAATTCTGAATGAAAATATTTCAATTGAATTATATGAAGCATTAAAAAATGACATAGAAACAGAAAAACAAAAGAAATGTACTTTCCATTATAGTAAAGAATACATAAATTATCAATGTACTATTGATAATTATGAATTCAAGTTAGTTCAAAATAGTGATGAATTAATTCATATCTTAAAAGCTACGCCTATACCCGTATTAGCTGAAGATGGAATAGTTTATTATTCTATTTCAGAAGATAATAAAATAAAAGCTTGCTTAAGATTAGATAATGTATTTTCTATTCATTCTACTAATAATAGTTATCCATATACTGTACCTGCTCGAATTAGAATTGCTGTAATAAAATGGTTAAAACGAAATAATTTACATGAAAAATATGGGCCATATTTTAGAACAGAATATAAATATCTTATGGAGGAACTATCATGAGAATATTTTACAGAAATAAAAATTATGAATGGGAAGAGAGTTTAATCTTTACCGATATTAATTTCGAAAATATTCCTCTTTTATTTGTTGTAAAATTTTATAATATACAAACGAATGAAACTACTACAGAAAAAGTGTGGTGTCCTATTCATAAGCAATATGAAAATATTACAAAATTTTTAAGTGAAGGAGTAATAACTGATAAGAATTGTTATTTAAGAGGTGCACCTGTATTCGTTACACATAAACATGGCTATATGAATATGAGAGATATTACAGAATCTATAAATTCTGTAATTGTAAGATTAGTTATTCGACCTGATAATACTTTTTATTATGAATCTATCACTGTATCTTTTAGGAAACATCTTATGAATAATGAATATATTTATATTCCTATGACTATAAAATTTAATAAGTCATCAGATTGTAGTATAAGTACATCTAGTTATGAAATAAAAAAGTTAATATTTCCTGAGACGAAAAAGCCTATAGCTAAAGAAGAAAAAACTAATTACAATGAAATAAGTGAAGAGAAACTTTTGAAAGAAAAAGAATTCTATAATTTAGCAAATAGAGATTTAGGTGAATCGCATTCTGAATGGGAATGTAATATTAACGGATATAACTTTCGACAAGTTCATTTTCTTGATTTAGCAGAAAGACTTAAATTCCATTATTATGGAAAAATGGATAAACATAAGATAAACTTTTTCATTATAGAACGAAATAAAGAATATTTTGCATCTATAGGTATTTTACATAATTGCATCATTATACAAGATTATGTAGATAATTCTGACGAAATATTAAAATTGAAAATGTTAATACTCATTAAATTATGGGCGAATCATAATCATTTAAAAATTGATTATCATGGCCAACATCAATATTTATCTAATTATTCTTATCTATTAAAGCAGAAAGTAGAAATTAAACCAATTGAAAAATCTATATATGATAACATTCCATTAATAGATTTATTAAAAATTCCATTAAAAGATATACAAGAAAAATATTATTTATATATTTCATGGAAATCTTTCTGTATTCGTTTACCTGGTGCAAGACCAAATATGAGTCGTGTAGATGAGTTAACTTATTTAAACGAATGCCAACCATTACACGACCGAATCTTTAATGCTGCTCGGGAAAATAATTCTGAAGCTTTATTTTGTATATACTTAGAATATGCAAATTATCTATACTTTCAAGCCGATAGCTCAGAATTTTATATAAAAATGAGATATTGGTATATAAAAGCATTGCAAAATGGTTGGAAAGAACCTGAACTAGACATAAAAATATGGTAAAAATTTTTAGGGAAAGAATCATTTATCTTTCCCTTTTTCTATTCTTTATATATAGAAAGGATGTGATTTCCGTGAATAAATATATTTTATATCGTATTGAATCTGATTTAGAAAAATACACTGGAAAAAATGATAATTTATTTTATCCTATTTATGTACATTATGCAGATAATGAAAATTTTATACAGAATAGAATTGTAAATTATAAAGAGGGTGAATCTCATTTTCGTGCGGTTAAATTAATGAGCGTCGAAAATACGAAAGAATACGTTGTTAATTTAAAGCACGCTTTTAATGAAAGTTATAAAAAAATCTTTAAAATTGTAGAATAAAAGGGGACGATTAAATCCCCTTTTTTCTAAACTCTTTAATTCTACTAATTCGTACATTTCTTACGAATTCCGCAATTTTATTTCCATCACCACAGAATTTAATTTCATCAGGAATATCTACTTTAGACATTACAAAGTTTACAAAATTATCTTCTAAAATGGGAATCATTTTATTCCTATCTATTGTTATTACACATCGAATAACTTCTAATGGACAATTCCTTAAAACTTTTGTAAGTATATCTATAATTTTTCCTGGTTTATTTACAGTTGCAATATTCATGTGAGTTTCTGCTACAACGCTAGCAGATTTTCTTAATTTCACAGGAAATCGTTCAGAATTCCAAGAATCAATAATTTTCTTCCCTTCAAAATCATGTCCATGATGTTTCGGTAATAATTCTTTAGGTGTTATACTCTTACCAATATCATGAAACAAAGCGCAAAATCTAGCTTCAAGTGAATTAGACGACTTACTTACTTCATCCAATACAAGCATAGAATGATTAAACGCATCACCCTCTGGATGAAATTCTATAGGTTGAGTTTTACCAATTAAATTTGCAATTTCAGGAAAAATATCGTTTAATACATTTGCGTCTTTTAACACTTGAAAAAAGATAGATGGCTTCTTAGTCATTAATGCTTTTTCCATTTCTCCCCAAATTCTTGAAAAAGGTAAAGTATGTAATTCATCTTTACATTTATTCATTAATTTTAAAGTGTCTTCAGAAACAGAAAAGTTAAATTTGGCAGCTTGTCTAGCTACACGCAATACTCTAAGCGGGTCTTCAAGAAAATGTTCAGAAGTAGCACGAATAATTTTATTCTGAATATCTTCTTTACCATGAAACGGGTCTACAAGTCGATTATCTTTCATAGAAATTGCCATTGCATTCATTGTTACATCTCTACGAATCAAATCTTCTTCAATAGAAATTGTTTCATCAAAAATCATTTGAAAACCATTATGACCTTCACCAATTTTTTCTTCTTTACGAGCAAGTGCAATTTCTACTTCTTCATCATCAACTTGTAATCTGAATACAGGAAATTGTTTACCTGTTCTTTTCGCTTCGAAATTATTCATAAAGATATTTTCATTCAATCCAACAACAACAAAATCTCTATCATGTGATTCACAACCAATTACTGTATCTCTAACAGCACCACCAACAAGAAAAAGTTCACCGCCAAGTTTATCAATTTTTTCAGTTAATTCTTTAAGCGTCATATTTATCACCTCATTTTTGCGGAGGTAAAGTTATAGCTTCTTCAACATTAAACTTTAAATTTTTAAGTCTATGTCGAAGTGTATAAATATTAACTTTACATTCAGGTAACTCTACTAATTCTTTTATTAAATACCATTTACCTTGATAAAAATATTTTTTATTTCTATTAGCAGCTTTTATAGTAAGTGCCTCTTCAATATTCCATTCTGAATAAATTCTTGCCCTTAATGTATGAATGTTAACTTTACATTCTGGCAATTTCGCTAATTCTTTTATTGTATACTTTTTCCCTTTATATAAATAAAATTTTTCTTTTTTCTGTTTACTCGGTGGAGTAAGAATTGCTTTTTCAACATTCCAATTAAACCTATCTAATCGAGAACGGAGTGTATTACTATTTATATGACATTCCGGTAAAGTTAAAAGTTCTGAAAATGAATACAATTTACCCAAATATTTATATTTTTTTCTATTAGCCTTACTTCCTGTCGAAACAATAGAAGAAATAGATTCACCATTATTTAGTCTTTTTAAAAGAGAATCTCTTGTTATCCCAGCTAATTCAGCAAGTTCATTAATAGTAAATTCTTTATTTCCAAATATATACATTTTAGGTTTTCTTAAGAAAGGATTATCAATAATCTCTTGTAAAGTTTTTCCTCTAATTAGTTTATGATAAATTGTATCTTTCTTTATCCCTGTTATTTTGGATACTTCAGATATTCCAATTGTTCTACCTTTATAAATACATTCGTATTTTCTGTCAAATTTATTCATTATTTTCACCTCCTAATTATAATTATATCATATTTCTTAATAAAAGTAAATGAGACAACAAAAAATGTTGTCTCAAAAATTAAAACATTTCATTTACAGACTCAATAATCGGAACTAAGAACTTCTCATAATTATCAGTAAGTTCTTTCTTCTTTTCAGAATCATCTTCTTTATTCACATATAATTGTAATGATTCTTTTGCAAGAGAAATAATTAATTCATAAACTTCCGGACGAATAACAGATAATTCATTCATAGCAAGTTGCTGAATAACTAATTTATATTTTTTATTTAATAATTCTTTATCATTTTCAATTTCTTTTCGCTGTTCTTTTTCTAATTTACTATATACTGTAGCGGCCATTGTTTTTATTTCTTTTTTTGTTAATTTCTTCAAGTAAATTCCTCCAATCTTAAACTTCTTTATAAAAATAAGTTTAATTAATTTTCTTATTCTGCGAGCTCCTTTAATAATTTTACTGATTTTAATTTATCAATATTCTTTTTATATTTTATCATTGATTCTTCAGGATATGTAGTATCTAAGTTTATCATAAGTGCTTTTATCCAAATATTAATAAAAACAGATTCAACTTCTTCTGTTTTATCTACTTTCTTTAATAGAGAAAAGCAAGTTCGTAAATTTAGCCAATGTGAATCTTTAAGGCATTCTATAAATCTTTTTAATAATCTTATACGATAGTTACTATCGACTTTTATTTTACATATTTCTTCTAAATAAAAACTTCTATAATCTACTAAATACATCTTATAAGCTATTCTTTTTATTTCTTCATTTTTTACAGGAAAATTTATAAAATTTCTCGGATATGTTTTATAATATTTTTTAGCAAAATATAAAACGTCCATGTTATTCTTCGCTAATTGAACATTTATAGCTTGAGCTATAATTTTAGGATTAACTTCATAAATTAAATGTTTTTTAATAAAAGATTTAAAAAATAATTTATCTGCTTTAAAATCTGTATAAGTAAGAATTATTAACCAAAGTTCTATAATCGAATAATTAAATTTTTCATCATTTAATAATGAAATAACCTCTTGTAATTCTTCTAAAGAAATTTTATGCTCTTTTGCTGCAATATCAACTTTTTTTAAATTAAGATTTTTATTTATAAAATTATAAATTACAAAAAGTCTTTGTTCTTTAGTAAGTGGTAAATCTAACAATTCTAAGAATTTAGGTGTACATAAGAATGCTAATAAACCATTTACAGGTTTATCTAAAGAAACTTTCAATAATTCAAAATTATTTTCAATCATATCTTTCCTATTAAAAAATTTCATTTTTTTCATTCCTTATATAGGTAATTTTATTTTTCCATTTTCATATAATTCTTTTATACATTCGTACACGTCTCTTAAACTTTCAGGTTTAGATTGCTTTTTAGTAAAAATGTCTGTATACGTAAAATGAGAAATTAATTGTTTTTCATAATCTCTATTAATTCTAAACATTTCTTTTTCATTTTTCTTAAAAATGATTTCATCATAAGAATGATTATAATAAATATAATCAATTTCCAATATTGAATTTGTACGAAAAATTAACATTTTATTGCTCCTTTAATTCATTATATAAATCTAAAGCTTCTAATTTTGCTAAATTTGATTTATATTTTATCATAGATTTTTTCGGATAAGTAAAAATATAATTATTATAACCTAATAATTTAAATCTTACCCAAATATCTACAAAAATAGCCTCAGCTTCTTTAGAATCGTCCAATTCTTTTAAGTCTCGAAAAGCAGAACTAAGATTAAAATAATCTTCAATCTTTTCCTTATCATTTTCATACACGTCTAATATGCTATAAAATCTTTTTAGTAATTTTATACGTAACTTATTATCTATTTTTGCACAACAAATATAAGCTAAATTATTGTCTATCCATCCATTTTCTATTTTTTCAAGAAAATAATCTTTTAGTTCTTTTATATTGACGGGATAAAAAATAAATCCATAAAAATCCGGACGCTTATAATATTTATCACAAAAATAAAAAATATCTTCATTCTTTATTTTTAATTGAGCATTTACTATTCTTTGTATTTTATCTCCATATATATATTTTATATGTGATTCAATAAAATATGAAAAAAATTTTTTATCTGCTTTAAAATTCGTATAAATTAATACAAAAGTCCATAAAATACTTATAATATGCCTTTCATCGTCAAGCTTTTTCATAAATAAACTAATAACAGTTAATAGTTCATCTAATGAAATTTTATTTAACTCTATAGCTTCTTCTAATTTATCGTATACATAGTAAGAATCTGTATAATAATAAATAACAAAAATCCTTTGTTCTTTCGTAAGTGGCAAGTCTAATATTTTTAAAAAATAATCGCCTGCTAAAGATATTAATAAACCATTTATATTTTCAAATCCTTTTTCAACTAATTCTTTTAATAACTTAAAATTATCTTCCGAATCATTTCTTTCAGGAAGGATTATATCCATTACTTCATAATTAAATAATTTCATTTCTTTAACCTTTTATTTCATTCATAACAAAATATGCTTGAATAATATCTTTGATTTTTTTAGTTTCTATTTTAAACACTTTCTTTAAAAATCTATCCTTATTTAAGACTATCATAAAACGTATGAAGAGCTCTCTATCAAAATCATTATTAAACCGTGATAAACCATTATATAATTCAATACATATTTCATCAATACATAATGTACGATATGTATTGATTTTTTCAATATTACCAAATGCTAACTGATATAATATTTTCATTCTATCTTCATTTTTTAATTTATCTGATAGACAAGCAACTTCTAATAAATCAATAGAATGATTACATTGAGTTAATATCGTATTAAGAGCAATATTATATTCATTATCCACAGAAAAACTTAATTTATTATTAAAATATTCTTTTGCAAATAAGGGAATAGAAAAACAAACATTCGTAAATCGTTTAATTTCTTCTTCAGAAAAACATTCTAAAGAAATGTTCTTTAAATAATAACCAACTATATCCTGTGAAGTATTTGAAGAAAGAGTAAATCTACCATTTTTTGAATAAAAAATTTTTATAATAATACGATAAAAAATATTAAAAAAATCGATATCATCTTTTTCTATTGCATGATGACTTAATAAGAAAGTACAAAGAGAAAACATAATAATTTGTTCATCTTTTTCATGATATCTATTTTGTTTTAATTGAACTAATTTTAACAAATAAAAAACATCTTCAATAGGAAAAAAAATTAAATCTCTCTTATGCTGCGGAATATATATATTATCTGCCATAAGTTTATACATAAGATAACCCTTATAAGATTTCTTTAATTCTAACTTATCCGATTGTAATATCGTAAAAATATAGTCTCTTTTTAATGCAATATAAGGTAAAATCAATTGCCAATTTATTTCATTATCAAATAAATATCCCATAATAAGACTTTCTAATTTATTTTCAGCATATTTTTTTACAGGATAAGATTTCAATATAAAAAATTCTTGAATATCTTCATTCGTAACATTAATATCTTTATAATACATTTTAATCCACCTCAAGATAATTATATCATATTTTTCACAAGATGTACAGCTTATTTTATAATAAGGTCATTCTTATTAGGTTCTTTCTCCTTTTTCTCTATCCATTTTCCTTCTTTCTTTAATTCTTCTATATACTGTAATCTTCTAATTTCTTTATCTTTTATTCCTTGTAATGTCGTTGTTTCTGTTTTCATATTCTTTTCGTATTTTAACTTCCAATTCATATTATTCATTTCGCAATTTACAATATGCTCATAAAGTTGTTTACCTGTATGTTTCCTTAGAAAAGAATCAATATCTTCTTCTTTCGGTAAGAAATTATAACATAAATGAATATTTACATCGCCATAAGTCTTAAAATTTTTAACCATATCTAATCCATTTTTTCCTGCATGGTCAGCGTCATAAGCAAAATAAATATTTGAAGTATATCTTGATGCAATAGCAAGATGCGCTTCTCCAGCATGTGCTCCAAATGATGAAACAACCACAGGAAAATTTGCTTGCCAAGCCGATATAACATCTAATTGTCCTTCTGTAATAACACAAATATTTCTCTTCCTTATTTCACTTCTATTTTCATATAATCCATATAAAATTCTTCTAGCAGGAAATTTATAATGAATATATTTCGGTTTCATTTCATCATTAATACTTCTACCCGATATAGTAATTAATTTTCCGTTTTGGTCTCGTATAGGAATAATAAGTCTTCCTTGTAATTTTTTACTTTCACTTATTCTTTCATTGCTTATACAAGAAGGAACAAAATTCATAGGACAATATCCTAAATTCCAAAACTTTGCTGTATCTAAATTTATTCCTCTTTTACGAAGATAACCTCTACCAACTTTTCCTTCCATAGAATGGAATAATATATATTTATATTCTTCTAATTCATCCCATAATTCAAGTTCTCTTAATTCTTGAGGTAACTCATGTTCATTATCCAAAATTTCACCTTCTTATATAAATAGTCGCTTTCGGAGCATTTAAATCACAAATAAAATGTAATTTCCTACGAAAGAAAGAACGATAAAATATTTGTAAAAATCGTTCAACATCAGTACTAAATACAATTGTTTTATTTTTTATATTTTTATTTTTAATTAAAGTATTCTTAGATATAAATGCAACTTGATTATTTTTATAAGTTTCAAATAAATCATCATCTTGAATTCCCAATTCTAAATTTATCTTATGGATAATCCCTTGGTAAATATAGTGAGATATATCATCATCATCTTCATAATACTTATCATATGGTTGATAATAATCTCTTATTTTCTTTTTCGGAAAACTCTGAATGATATAATGATGAATTTCATGTTTATCATTTATATAATTTAATCGTACTGTAATGATATCATCATTAATACTTAAAATCCTTCCTACTGCATGATGATATTCTTTATATCTGTCACATATAATAACTTTTTTACCTATATAATGCTTCATATACAAATATCCTTTCTAATAAATTTTCTTCTCTTATTTATATATTACAAAAAGTAAAAAGCCATTTTAACACGTTGGAAAGGATATTTTTTAATTAGAGTAATAAATTTTTATTTCTGAGGTGAATCAATTTGAAAAAGCTAGCTAGACCTTATTTTAAAATTAATTATAGTACATTAAAAGAAATGATAGAAGATGTATCTAACGAATTTACTATAGAAGATATTCAATTAATGCTTGAATTTGGATTTATTAATCAATTACAATATGAAGATTTAATGACTATTGTACATGCACCTGAATATGATATTATTCCATTCTATAATAAAGATAACGGTTATTATAGACAACAAGGCCCATTACCATCTGTTGAAACAATGAACGATGTAACTGATGACTTAGTAAATCGAAGATTCTATAATGACAAATATAAAGATACTAAACCACGTAGTATCTAATCCTTAAAGAGAGATAAAATTGTCTCTCTTTTTTCTATACCTAATAAAATTATAAAAGCAAACAAATAAAATGCGATATGGGAGAAATTAGACTAATTTAAAGATACTTCTATTAAATCTATAAAGCTATTTAAATATCATTTCTAAAAGAATATATATATTTATACATTATTGAGTCAGATTCTCTTATCACCTTTATTTAAGCTTATCTACAAAGGCTTTAGAAAATACTAAATTTTACAGTTGTCATTATAGCATCTTCAACTAGACTAGTTTTTAAAAGTATATTGTCTTAAAATCATATCCATATAAAGATATTTCTATGAAATCCATTAATATTTATAACAGTGTAACTACTAGTTGATTACATTATATTAAACAAAGTGATGAATAACAAAATACTCATATATATATTTATACATTATTGAGTCGGATTTTTCGAAGAGTCTTGTATATCAAGGCTTTTGAGTATGTTAAATTTTCTCAGATGTCATTATAGCTTTTAGAAACGAATCAAAAATATGTATAATTTAATTGCACATAGTGAAGTAAAAATGTATTATAATAAAAATTGACATTTATAATTCATTTAGAAAGCTTATAATGACAAAGAAGAAAATTTAATACATCCCGAAGTACTGCCGTTATAAGCTTTGTAAAAAATCTGCCTCAATAATGTATAAATATATATATCATTTTTTTCATAAAATTAAGCTTATTAGTTTTATAGGATTCTTAACTTACTTAAAATTATTCTATAAATGTATTTACGTAGTAAAAAAGTTTATTTTAGTGATATATCATTTAATAACAGTTTATCTACTTAGAAAGTCTATAATGACAAAAATAATTTTTAAATAGTCATTAGATATATAAAAATATAGCCCTTTGAAAAATCCGACTCAATATAGTAAAAATATATATATTATTTTTTATTAATAATACCTTAACCAATCTATTTAGATTCCTTTTATTTTTATTCATAAAGTAGAAGATATTTTATTTGAGATTAAACAGCTTTACGGTTTGTTTTAAGATAGTTCTATTTATTAGTGAGGTGATTTATATGAGTGAAGTAATAAAGAGTACTCCTGCAAGTGAAATACATAAGCAAAATGAACAAAATATTGCTTTACAAACGATAGTTGAAAATCAAACAGTTACAGCTTCAAATATAAAAGATGATACTGTAGAAGTCGTCGAATCTAGTTTAGATACTATAGCTGCTGCTAGAAAAGCTTTTTGGAAAAATGGCTTATCTATAGATGAAACAAAAACAAGTGCATTAATTATTTGTTTATTTATTGTAATTATCTTTGCTTGTGTTCATTATCATTATATGAATGATATTTCAAATAATCTAAAAGATATCATTGAAACACTAATTTATTCGATAGCAGGTATTAATATTTTTAATAATGTTGCAGAAAAATTTGGTACAAATAAATCAGATAAAAAGTAAAATAAAAATGGTAAGAAATTAGTATTAAAACTAAAATCTTACCATCTTTTATTATTTATCAAAAGATAAAGTTACTTTTTCTATTTCTACATTTGGTACGGAAATTATTCGCTTTATATGCTTTTTTGTTTCTCGTTCATCATATTTTAAGTATTCATGACCGAACCAAGCTTCAGTATTTTTATGAATCATAATATCTTGTGTATTTATTAATTCGAGTACTGAATTATCACCAATCTTTTTATTTATTAAATAATAAAGTTCATTACCAACTTCTAAACGACCAATATAAATATCATCATGTAATGGAACTAATTGATTATCAATATGATAATCAATATCATATACTGTTTTTGCATTACTATAAAACCAAGCATTATAACTATCTATGTTTTGACTCCTTTCTGTTGTAGCATTATAGACCATTATACCGACGCCTAATAAAAATAAAAAAGGTATAGTGATTGCTATTAAATCTTTAAGACTAAAGATTTCAAATATTCGTTTTAAATTCAATTAAATCACGTCCTTTCAAAAATTTATTATATCGTAAATAAAACGAAAAGTAAATAAAAAAGGAAGATAATTTACATATCTTCCCAATAATTTACTTAATAGCAGTCATAATTTGATATATAAATTCCACGACGTCTCCCTGTACTAATTGAATATTGTCTGGAGTAATAGAATTTAACGTAAGCATTGTAAGTAATGTCTGCTTATCTGGAATAAAGATTAATAATATTCCGCATATTATCAATATAATGAATAATTTTTTCATCCAATTCTCAAGCGTAAATATTGTTTCTTTGTCTTCCTTATCGATTAATAAAACGTATAAGCTACATATACCAAATAAAGATAATATCGCTATCAATTTTATAATAAGATCAAATTTTACGATTATAGAAAATACATAAATAATTCCAGGCGAAATTATAGGCTCCATATTTCAGCCTCACATATTTTTCAATGCCATCGCAGCGAGTTCAGCAGCTTCTTTTTCTTTACGAGCTGTTTCTTCAGCGTCTAAGGTTTTTTCTTCTTCACTATATTCAGCTTCAAGCTTAGATTCTTCTTCAGAAATTTCTTTATTTACACCTTTAAGAATTTCATCAATCTTAGAAGTATCTGTAAATTGAGCTTCCTCTTTTTCTGCTTCCTTTGCCATTTGCATATATCTATTTTGGTCAATAAATTTCATTGTTTCTAATGCAATTCGCTTAATACGTTCATTCTCAAGCTTATTTTCTTTATAAGCTTTTGATTCTTCAATTACTTGTAATAGACGAGCATATGTTTCAGGATTGGTAATACCGATTAAATCAATATGCCTATTCGTAATATGGTCCCAATGATGATCTCTATAAAGTTTACCGATAGCACTCTTAAAGAATTTCTCATTCGTTACTTCTACTCCAGAAAAATCTAAAATATACTTTTCAGCACGGAAATTCTTAATAAATTCACGATATACTTTATCGCCCTCTAATGCGGCATATTTATCATTATTAATACGCCATACTTTACAAATCTTTTTAATTTTAATATCACCAATTTTTCCCCAGATTGGTGAATCCGCTATATTAGCAGATTTTCCTTCTATCGTAGCATTAGTCTGTACTCCTTCAATCTCTTCACCATTTTGCATCTTACCAATTAAGCCACTAAGTAACCCTTGCATCATAGGATTACTCTGGTCAAATTGTCCATTATTATTTGATACCATATCTTGTAATTTTCCAAGAATATCTTGCCCGGACATATTAGAAGTATCTACAGTTTCTTGATTATCAGAAGTATCTTCAGATTTATTATTCATATTTGAAAACATTGACGGGTCAAAATTCATATTAAATCATCCTTTCAAATTAGATTTACATTTATAAAATAGAATAAATAGGTAAAAGTAAACTATGTAAATAGAAAATATTATTCCCATTTAAATTCAACTAACCAATTATTTTCTTGCTTATTAGATAGAATAGTATTAATAGTTTTTTCTTTATCTTTACCGATAAGATATTTTCTAAGATAATTTTCAATTTTAACTATATCATTACTAATAAGTTCTTTATTAGGATGGTGAAAATAACTATTAATTAAATCTTCAGTCCAAATGATAGTATTATATACTGTTTGCAATGGAATGACTTTTCTTACAGTATATTTCTTTTCTTTATAAGTATAATTTTTTATATTTCCGTGTAGTTCATAATAAGGAACAAAATAATCTTTATATTCTATCTTTAATGTATTATTTTGTATAACAGAATCATGAGAATTATTAGATATTTTCATTTTTTGATTAACTGCCCAAGTTGCAGTTTGTAAATTATCATCAAGGTAATTATGTTCATCTACATAAAATCTTGCAAGCTGACTAGTATATGATATTTTATCCCCATCGATTCTTCCTTGTAATTCGTCAATTACATGATGAATTTTTAATGGTTTATAAACAAGAACTCTTACTGTATATTTTTTCATCTTTTAAATTTCCTCCTATAAGAATCAATGATTCTGTTAAATTCTTGATTAGCCTTCTTTAACTCTTCATCATTAGACCTATTAATAAGTTTTTCTTTTAAAATGAAAAAGAGAAGTAAAGAACATGTCATAAGACCTATAAAAATTATACAAAATAGTATAAGTTGAAAAAATGATTGAATAGATAACCACATGAATTATTCACCTTTCTTTAAGAATTTATCTTTTAAATAGCAAAAGAAGCCGAATGAAAAAATTAAACAATAAAAGATTAGTGTACAAAAGAATAAAAATTGAAAAATTGATTCTATAGTTAACATTTATTTTCTCCCCTATTTAAATTTTAGTTTTCCTAATAAATTAATAAGTTTTTCTGGGCATATAATGGGCATATAAAGAGTAAATATAGCGAAAATAATTAATAAAAGGACGATGTAAAGCAGTAAGTATATATAATGCGGTAAGCATATATAATCTCCCTTTTATATAATATGCTTTTTTATCATATTGTTAACTACTAAAATTAAAAATAAAATACGACTTTATCGATAACTGTTAATTTCTTCTTCGGTAAGAAATCTTTCTTTTTTCCCTCCGAGTTTATTATCCATAAGTTTTATTTTCTTTAAAAAATGAAAATAAATTATAGAATATTTAGGTCTATCAATAACTTTAACTCTTATATTAGGATATTCTTTACAGAATAAATTAAATTTTTTCTTAAAATCCCTATAATAACCTTTTATTTCATAATAAACATTCCTTTGTATATCATAAAAATCAGGAGTATAACTTGTACCATTAGATAATGAAAAAGTCTTATATTCATATATATATTTCCTATTACAATATCTTAAAATTAATGTAAAGTTAAATTCCCAACCACTTCTTATATGATGACCAAATTTAGAAAAATAGCCATGAAGATAATTTAAATTATTAGAATTATTATTCGCAAATGTTCCAGCACAACCAAAACTACAAAATTTAGCATTCACAGTATAAAATTCTTTACCGCAACGTTTACATTTTTCTTTATGTAAACTTTCCTTAAAATAAAATTGTTGATGACAATGATAAGAACAAAATAAAAATGAATGTTCATTACTACAATTAAATTCTTTATCGCAATTAATACATGTATGTTTTCCTTTCCAGAAATTTTCATTCTTATATTGATTCATACATTCTTCAGAACAGAATTCACTCCAATCTTTTTCGCTACTTTCACATTCATATTCTTTACCGCAAACAATACAGTTTTTCCTTATATATTTTATTTGATATTTATTCTCACATTCCTTACTACAAAATTTATTAAATCTTTTAGATTTAAACTTTCTTCCGCATTGTTTACAAATATATGTAGGATAATTCAAATCATCTTCATTATGATAAAATATACTATTTTTTTCTAACCAAGGTAAATCTCTTCGTAAAGATACTAATTTACGATTTTTTATTTCTGTCCATTCATTAGATAAAAAATATTTTATTTCTTTTTCTCTATGATAACCCTTTGAAGAACAGCTGCCGCTACAATAAATTGTATCTTTTTGCTTTGTTTTAAAAGATTTCCCGCATACTTTACAAATTTTCGTTTCTGGCTTTTTATGTGTCCTATAATATTTGTTTGAACAATTATCAGAGCAAAACTTTTGATTGTTATTCCATGTAGAGAATTTCTTTCCGCACCAGGCACAATTAATAGTATGTAAATATGATTTATTATTTGCTTTAGTTTGACAATCAAAAGAACAATATACTTGTTTATGATTTGTTGTAATAAAATGCTTTTTACAAACAGGACAAACTAAAAAACGTAATTGATGAATATAAATAGTCTTTTTATAAGAGAATGGTCGTTTTACTAATTTATAATTTTTCTTTGGTTTATAATTATTAATACATTTCTTGGAACAAAAATCATGTTTATTTAATAATGGGATTTCTTTGCCGCAGGTTTTACAATGATGAATATATTGAGGATATCTTCTTAAAAGTCTTCTACAATTAGTAGAACATGTCTTTGTTAATTTATTCCTTAATGTTTTAAATTCTTTTCCACATATTTTACATTTACGAATTTCAAATGAATTACGTTCTTTTTTTCTAAGCTTACTCGTATCTATACTAGATTGTTTATTTTTATGCTCATAGCAACAAAATCTTGAATGATAACGTAAAGTTAAAAATGGTTTATGACAATAATCACATTGTTTTAACATTGGCGGTAATAAATGTTTTTTTATTTCTTTTAAATATAAAGAAGCAGGTAATTTATGAAAATGATAATGTTTTAATTTTTTATAAGCATTTTGTAGTCGTTGTTGTACTTTTGTAAGATTATTATTTGAATTATTCATTACTTTATTCACCTCTTATATTAATTATAAAATATCGTGGAAAAATTGTAAATAAGTAATAAGAAGTTTAATTTACGAATGAAATAACTGTATAAGTCGCTTGTATTAAATATTAAAAAAAGTTTATTCTTATATATAGAAAAATAAAATTTATATATAGAAAAATAAAATTTATAAAATAGAGAGGAAGTGAAAATTATGAGTACTATATTAGAAGCAAAATCAGGAATGTCTACAACTCCTATGACTGATTATGAAAGAGAATTAGTACATAAATTAAGAACGATGTTAAAAGACCTGCCTGAAGATGTGCTGCGAACGTTAAATACTCTAGTTGAGCAACAGAGAGGCGAACGCTGGACTGATGCTCAACTTCTGGTGTATCTTAACTGGGCTGTTGGTGATTTCAATGCTCAGCCGCTTCAAACAAATTATACTTTAGAAAGTATTCAAGGAAATAGTGCTCTGGAAAGTTGTATACTTTTAGGAGC